CTGAATATGGAGATTTTGAAAGATTTACATCAGATCAAAATGAAGATTTAAGTTGGATGGATATCCCAGATGGTGTTATCGATGGAGAGATACCGTTTGAGGATATGCTTATAAATGTTGCATAAATCTTTCAAAATTACTGTCTAAAATGAAAGGAGACAAACAAATGGAAAATCAAAGAGTAACAAATAACATCAAAATCGAAGGAGCTAAACTCATCTTTAAAAACTTCAGAGGAGTTAGAACTGATTTTAATGACGAAGGAAACAGAAACTTCGGAGTATTATTAGATGACGAGTTAGCAGAGCAGTTAGCACATGATGGATGGAATGTGAAGCATCTTAAGCCAAAAGATGACGATCCAACACACTATGAGCAGCCTTGGCTAAGTGTAAAAGTTAAATATGGTAATATTCCACCAATTGTACAGCTAATAACATCAAGAGGAAAGTTAAAGCTTGATGAGGAATCAGTTGGCCAGATCGATTGGACATCGATTAAGAATTGTGATATCATAATCAGACCATATAATTATCCAGCAATTAAAGGACGTCCAGCTGGAGTATCAGCTTATCTCAAGACATTATATGTAACAGTTAATGAAGATGAGTTTGCTGGAAAGTATTCTGATATACCTGATTTGTCAGAAGAACCAGCATATGAGAATTAATCATGGTCGATGTTGAATTATCCGATTATCAATTAAAAGCTATAGATGAACTTCGGAACGGCTCCATCCTTTGTGGTGGAGTTGGTTCTGGGAAGAGTCGAACAGCATTAGGATATTATTATATGAAAGTCTGTCAAGGGACAGTTTGTATAAATGGAAAAGGTAGTTGGACTAGTATGAAGTCGCCAAGAGACCTTGTCATAATAACAACTGCTAAGAAACGAGATTCATTAGAATGGCATAAAGAATGTGCTTATTATTTATTAAATGTTGATGACAATATGTCAATAACACATGTCAAAATAATTATTGATAGTTGGAACAACATAAAGAAATACAAAGATATATATGGCTCATTCTTTATATTTGACGAACAGCGACTTGTTGGATCGGGAGCTTGGGTTAAGGCATTTTTAAATATTGCTAGAAAGAATCAATGGATACTATTATCTGCAACACCTGGCGATCAATGGAAAGATTATATTCCAGTATTTGTAGCCAATGGGTTTTACAGGAATAAAACTGATTTCAATTATCAGCATTGTGTCTTTTCCAGAAATACAAAATATCCAAAGATAGAAAGATATGTTGGTGAGAAGATTCTTAAGAAACATCTTGATGATATACTTGTTATAATGTCAGATGATAGAATAACAACTAGACATTATGACGTTTGTAAAGTTGACTATGATGTTATAAAATTTAGACAAGTATATAGAGATCATTGGGACCCATATGATAATCAACCAATTGAAGAAGCTGGTAAATGGGTTTATTTAATGCGTAGAGTTGTAAATTCAGATATTAGTAGAATTCAGAAAGTTGATGAAATTATACGAGAACATCATAAAGCAATCATATTCTATAATTTTACATATGAGTTAGATCTTCTTAGAGAATACTGTCAAAATGTAAATTTAGAATATAAAGAATGGAATGGTCAATGTCATGAAGATTTACCAACATCAAATGAATGGTTATACTTAGTACAATATACAGCAGGTTGTGAAGGTTGGAATTGTATAACAGCAAATACAATAATATTCTATAGTCAAAGTTATTCATATAGAAATACCAAACAAGCAGAAGGACGTATCGATAGAATTAATACACCGTATACAGATTTATATTATTATACACTTCGATCATCCTCATTTATTGATTTGGCAATATATAGGAATTTAAAGAATAAGCAAAACTTTAATGAAAGTTCATTACATTTTACTAAATAGGAATTCGCGAGAAAATCTGCCTCCATAATAGAGAGGAGTAGTATAATGGGTAATACGCTAAACTATATTGAGTTAGTTTTAGAGATTTAGGTTCGAAACCTAATTCCCTCTTTATTTTTGCGTGTTTTAGAATTCGCGAGAAAATTCGTCTCCATAATAGAGAGGAGTATATAAGAGGTTCGATGAAAAGAACTTCTTATAATTTTTGTGCTAGTTTTTAGGGAGGTGTTCAAAATGAAAGAATCAGAGTTTCAAAAGAATCTAAAGAAAGAATTAAAAGAGCTCTTCCCTGGTTGCTTGATAACAAAAGAGGATTCTTCAAGTATTCAAGGTATTCCAGATTTGTTGATATTATTTAAAAACAAATGGGCAGCCTTAGAATGCAAGAAAGATGAAAATGCCAAAAAGCGACCTAATCAAGACTATTACATTAACAAGATGAACAACATGAGTTTTGCCTCTTTTATTTATCCTGAGAATAAAGAGGAGGTCTTGAATGAACTCACAAGACATTTTATGGCATGACAACACAAAACGGTTTCAGAAAGATGCACATGCATTATTCGGAGCTTCAAACTATCATTGGCTTAATTATAGCATTGACAAAATGATAGAATATCGAAATAAAGAAGATGCAAAGCGCATTGGAACTGAGTTACATGAAATGGCCGCATTGCTGATAAAGCATAAAACCAAGTTACCAGAAGTTCATAATACATTAAACATGTATGTGAATGATTCCATACTGTTGAGTTTAAGACCTGAGGAACAATTATATTATTCAAAATATTTCTTTGGCACTGCTGACTCAATTGGTATTTATGATGGAATATTACATATACACGATTTAAAAACTGGTAAAACAAAGGCATCCATGAAACAACTAGAAATTTATACTGCTTTCTTCCTACTAGAGTATAAATTGCAACCTAATGATTTTAAAGACATTGAATTGAGGATTTATCAAAATGATGAAGTAATAGTTAGTAATCCTCAAACAGATATCATTGTTCCAATTATGGACAAGATCATGACCGTAAATAAAATAATCACGAATATGGAGGAAACTGATCAATGGACTATGATGAATTGATACATACAGGAGTAGGACATGATGATGATCCACCAGGTCGAGGTTCAGGACGATTTGAATGGGGATCAGGGGAAAATCCATTTCAACATCAATTTAATTTCTTATCGGAATATAACCGACTTAAGAATAATGGCATTAAAGATTCCGAAATAGCAGCAATGTTATTAGGAGTTAAGTATTATAAGAAAGATGGCACCCCAGTATATTATCAAGCCAAAGATTTAAAGGCCGAAATCACAATTAAGAAGAGTGAGATTAAACGAGGTAATATAGCTAGAGCAACACAACTTCTTGACGAGTGTAATGGAAACGTAAGCGAAGTAGCTAGAAGGATGAGTGATGAAAATAAAACATGGAACGAAAGTTCTATTAGATCATTGCTTAATCCAGTATTAGCTGACAGACGTTCGAGATATGAAAATACTGCTAATATGATTAAAGATGTAATCGAGCAGCACAAAGATGACGATTCAAAAGGAATCATAGATGTATCTAAAGGTACAGAATTATATCTTAACGTTACCGAGAACACAAAAGATGTAGCATTAGCTATGCTTGAAAAAGAAGGATATACTAGAACATGGGTCAAAATACCACAATTAGGAACTGACAATAGTACTAATGTCATGGTAATAGCACCACCAGGTGTCACATGGAAAGAAATACAAGATAATAAGTACAATATACAATCCATAGACACGTTTAGTCCAGACAATGGAAAAACTTGGTGGACTCCTGAGTTTCCAACATCTGTAGATTCTAGCCGTATAATGGTTAGATATGCAGAAGAAGGAGGAACTCAGAAAGACGGAGTTATTGAGCTTCGTAGAGGTGTAGAAGATATATCTTTAGGTGATGCTCAATATGCTCAAGTTCGTATAGCAGTTGATGGAACTAACTATATGAAAGGCATGGCTATATATGCAAATGATAGCGATTTGCCAGCTGGTGTTGATATTATTTACAATACCAATAAACATGTAGGAACGCCATTAATCGATAAAAATGCAAAATATGAACTCAATCCAGATACCGGGAAATATGATTGGACTGGAAAAGAAGTAACAAAGAGGATGAAGATTAATGAGGAAACAATGGAAGTTGATAGAGACAATCCATTTGGAGCATTAATTAAGTCACCAAAAGAAAATGGAGAAGGAGTTACTATTAGAGCAGGCGGTCAACGACATTATACTGATGCTAATGGTAATGATCAACTTTCTCCAATAAATAAGCTTAGAGAAGAAGGGGATTGGGATAGTTGGGGTAAAACCCTATCATCTCAATTTCTATCTAAGCAACCGTTACAGCTAATAAATCAACAAATAAATATATCTGTTGCGTCAAAGCAGAACGAATTAGATGAAATAAAGAGTCTAACAAATCCAGTAATAAAAAAGAAGTTACTAGAAGACTTTGCATCTAACTGTGATTCAAAAGCAGCAGACCTAGCAGTACAAGGATTTAAGAAACAAGCATTTCAAGTATTACTACCAGTTACTGACATGAAGGACAATGAAATATATGCTCCTAATTATCAGAATGGCGATAAAGTAGCATTAGTACGTTATCCTCATGCTGGTACATTTGAGATACCTGTATTAACAGTAAATAATAATCAGAAGACTGCTAAGAGTGTATTAGGTAATGCTAAAGATGCTGTTGGTATTAACTTAAATGTAGCATCACAATTGTCAGGTGCTGACTTTGATGGAGATACGGCATTAGTAATACCAGTAACAAGCAATAACCTAAAAATTAAGAGTACTAAACCACTTGATGAGTTAAAGAACTTCGAACCAAAAGAGTTATATACATTACCAGACTCAGCTCCTAAGATGAAGAGTAAGACTAAACAAACTGAAATGGGTAAAGTAAGTAACTTAATTACTGATATGACATTAGCAGAAGGTGCAACCAATGACGAAATAGCTAGAGCAGTTAAACATTCAATGGTCGTTATTGATGCTGAAAAGCACCATCTCGACTACAAACGATCTGCGTCTGAGAATGATATAGAATCTTTGAAACGTAAGTATCAAGGAGTTAATGAAAAAACAGGACAATCAAAAGGTGCGTCAACTGTTGTATCGTTAGCTAGAAAAGAAGCTAGAATAAATCAAGTAAAAGAATTAACAGATACTAAGAAAATGACAGAAACTGAATTAAAGCGTTGGAATGAAGGTTATGTAATCTATAGGGAGACTGGAGCAACTAAGATTGAACAAGTTACTAACCCCAATAAAATGACATCTGAGGAACTAACCCTATACAATGCTGGTAAGAAGGTATACCGTCAGACTGATAAGCCTAAGCAGACTAAGATAGCCACTATGTATACAGTTGATGATGCTACGGATTTAGTTAGAGATAAAACTAATGAAAAAGAAGTAGCTTATGCTAATTACGCTAACTCTTTAAAGAGTATGGCCCGTGATGCTAGACGAGAGGCCCGTTCTATAAAACCAACCCCTGTAAATCAGGAGGCTGCTAAGACTTATGCTAATGAAGTGGCATCCCTTAATGAGAAGATACGTAAGGCTGAAATGAATGCCCCTAAAGAGCGTAAAGCACAGGCCCTATCTAATGCAATAGTATCTGAAAAATACAAAAGTAATCCAGATATGGATTCTGAGCATAAAAAGAGAGCCCAATCGTTGGCTCTTACACAAGCACGTGCGATTGTTGGAGCTGGAAAAGACAAGATTGAAATAACAGACAAAGAATGGGAAGCTATACAAAGCCATGCTATTACAACAAGTAAAGTAATTAAGATTGTAAATAATACAGATACAGATGCATTCAAAGAGAGAGCGATGCCTAGACAAAGTAAGAATACTTTAACTGCATCACAGATATCAATGATTAAAGCTATGTATGCATCTGGCATGTATACACAAGCAGAAATAGCTTCTTCGTTTGGTGTTTCAACATCAACAGTTTCAAATGCTGTTAAAAGTGCTTAATTCTTTTAATATTTAAAAGCTTTTTATATTTTTATTCTTTGCAATTGTTGATTGAGTTAGATTAAATAAATATTTAATTGTTTATTAATTCAGTTTTCCATTTGCAAATATCAAATAAATATTAAAAGATTTGTTATTTAGTTTCATTTGTATTTGTTTGATGTTTTATTAAACATTTGTTCTATTTTTTAGTTAAGATTTAGCAGTATGTGAGTATGTAACACGTTGTTGATATGACAAACTCCCCTTATAACCTATAATACCCCCATACTGCTATTCTTATATATTTGAAAGGAGATTATAAATGGAAGAAGATTATATGTTGACAACATTTGACAATAAATTTAATCCATTTACTAATTTCGTCGCTTGGTGGAAAGAAGATTTACGTTTAGGTCACGATTGTTGTGGTTTGCTTGCAAGAACAGCTAACACTTCTGACATTGCAAGTGATGAAGTAAATGAAAAATATATTGATGAAGCAGCTGATTACATCATTGCAATGGAACCAACAATTTATAAAAAAGTTTATGCGAGTGACTATACCCGCCAAATATAAAAATTCTGAGCGACATAGAGGGGGGTCTAGCAGCAAAATACCCCCCTATGCAT